ACCTCTCGTATAACCCGCTGATGCGAACCAAGGGAATGCAATATTATCAGTCAATGCTAAGTTTCTACAAACTTCACCTGTAGGAGGAAGATATAACTGTGTATTATTTACAGTATCTCTAACCAAAATCCATGGATAGTATGTTGCCGTGTAATTTGAATCAATTGCAGAATTATCCAAGTTATCAACAGCCTCTTGTGGATAGATTATCAAGTCAGAGTTGTTAGAATCTGTAGTGTACATCGGATAATCTGGTGTTGTTGCGATGTACACAGAATCCGCTCTTGAGAATTGAACCATGTTAATTGCCGCTTCAACAAGTTTAGGATTGTTTACATAATCAATACTTGAAGTTGCGAATACATTAATGTTTGTTGATTCAGGGTTTTGGAATGATAAAATACCAAGTAAGTAAGCGTAGTAGTCAGTATTTGCGAAGTCTTGTGAATTTTTATCCACAATAATTCTCTTGAACATACCTTCACCTGAAGCTGTTGGGTATCTTGTTGAAGGAGCCGCTCCTGCTAGGTAACCTGATGCACCTAATCTGAATCTATCTTCATTTGTTCTAAACTCTCTGTAGATATCCCAACCATCGAATCCACCTGCGAAACATACTGTGAACTTCCTTGAGTAGATATAATAGTATGGGTTTTCTTGAGTTTCAATTTCTGCTCTGAATTCAGCGTCTCCACAATCAAATGCGGTTTCACCACTTGTTACATATTCAGAACCAATAGTTACAACGGTGGCTCCTGAGTCCATGTGGAAACCTTTAGTAAGGTAGTTCCAAGGTTCAGAGTCTGTAGCTACACCCCAAGTTGCTGCTGAAGGATTTCTTTTACCTTTATATTGTAAGAAAGATAAATCAGTTCCTATTCTTGTTGAAAAACCTAAATAAGTTCTTCTAACATTATCACCGGCAGATTCATCTATTGATGCGCCCGCTGCGGAGATACCGAATGGAGGATTATAAATCACTTCTCCAGGGAAATTATATTGTGTTTTGTAAATTGGAACAGGAGAAGGGTTTGCTATTGTATCATAAACTCTTTGGTCGTAACCATAGAATCCACAAGGTAATGCGTCTATTGGAGCTTCGTTAGAAAGTTCCACCATTATATTTGTTGATACCAATGGATACTCACCATCGAAAGAACCTATCTTTTTACCGATGAAGCTGTTAGAAGCTGGGTCCATTGTACAGTTAGTGAATTTTTCAATCACTACTGGATTTTGGTCAGTATCAAAGAAGTCTCTCACCAAAACATCAAAAGATAGATTTGAGAAAGAAATGTTCGCGATAGAAACCTTTATTTGTGTGTTTGCATCAGAACCATCTGAAATAGAATGGAATCTGAATAACTTATAAACTTTATTACCTCTAAGTTCAGAAACTAAGAATGGAGTAAGAGGAGTTTGGTATTTTTCCAAATTCCATGCAATAGAATCAGAATTATAAGAAACCGCTGCAGGAAGAGCAACCATATTACAATCCAAACCTCTGATAAAACCCTTATCATAAAGTTCATTAAGCTCTACAGGATAAATTTCTTCAACAAAAATAGGAACTTCATTTCTGTTTTTGTCAAAGTTTGATACACCTAAAACCTTAGTTAGGTATCTACTATCACTCAAAGAGAATGAAGATTGGAAACTGAAGTTGTCCCCATCAGCAGTCACACCTGATAACAAGAAAGTTCCGAAAGGATTTTCACTAACTCCTGAATAAGAACCTGTACAATCCATGGTCAAATCTGTTGTACCAGTAACCTGATACTGAGGACCATGTAGTGTTGTAGAATAACTACTTATTCCTCTCGAACGTAAAGTAGCTAATACTAGGTTATTGTATTCAGAATATGCTGTACCTGAGTAAGAATATACGTTACCTGAAATAGTACCAGTAAAGTTTCCACCACCGCTATTCGTTAAAGAACTAACAACATAATTAAAAGAAAAACCTGAGTAGTCGTTAGCAGAATAGTTTGAGAAATTCGAATAGTACCAAGGGTAGTTATCTCCATCGCTCAAAACATTTGATGAAAAATTCAAAGAATTCACACCAAATACGTTTGTGATTGCTGAGTAAGATGCCGAAAGAGCAGTGTAGTCAGCTCCGATAATGGAACCATAAACTATTGCAGTTGAAGCAGAAGAAGATGGTGTGTCCAATATTTGACCCAAATAAACTTGGAAATCATTATTGAAAGTTGAAGTTGAACCGTCAGATAGTCTGTACTGAGAATTCAATAAAGAATTCACTGTTGCCGGTAAAGAACCTGTTAGAGTGATTGTATTACCCGTTGAGTTACCCGAGAAGTTACAAGTCCAAGGAGTACCTGAACCCGCAGACAAACCAATTGTTGAAGTGTCAACGTTTGCCTTCGCCAGTATAGTCCATGAAGGTCCTGCATCATAACCTGAAAGACCTAAAATTCTAGTTACAAAAAGTTGGTTAGATTGTTGTAGATATGATTTAGCAATATATGCTGCTTCATATTTTGGGATTTGTGTACCCTGAAATTTTGTAGGTTCTGTACCTCCAAAAAAAGATTGAAATTCATCGTAGTTTGTTATGAAAATAGGTTCGAAAGCGGGACCTCTAAGAGTCTCACCAACTAAACCCAATGTCGTAACACCTACACTCTGCGCCACAAAAGACAAGTCAGTTTCTGAGGTATAAACACCTGGAGAAACGAACACTTTCTGATTTACTTGAGCTGTTGCCATTATTTACGGTTTCTATTTAGATTTATTTTTATTCATAAATATTCAAGTAAGAATGAAAAAACTTTACTTTTTCAAATCTATTTATAAACAGGTAGAAACTATTCTACCTTTTTTATCTTTATGGGAGGATTATACGATAACGAAATAAAAAACATCAAAATATCAAAAGAGGTACATGATATTCTAAAAAAGTATTGTGACAAGAAAGGAATTAAAATATACAAATTCTTGGAGACCTTGATATTAGAAAAGTGTAAAGAAAAAAAAGATATCTACGGAGAGGATTAAACCAATCTGTTAGCTATTTGCATGATTGAACTTTGTGAGTTGTCGTCTTTAGTGACTTCCACTCTAAAAATATCATTTGTGTCTAAAAATATTTCTGAAACATCAGAACCAAAATATTGGTTGTTAATAAAAATATCATATGATGAAATGTTTGTAGTGTTAGTAACTGTGACATTAACACGATTATCAATTATTTCACTCAGAACTGTGGTACCTGATACAAATAAAAATTCATTAACAAACGTACTAGTGTTAGGAGGTTCAGATTTTCTTTTCCTTCCTATTGTAGGACCATCCGAAACTTCCATCATGGTAAGCACTCTCGAAATTGCAGGTTTAACTTCAAACTCATCTTCGTCAATCAGATAACCTAACATGGTGAAATCATAGTTCTGAACGTAATACTTTCTTTTATCTAAGTCACTTATGCTCTCATCACTAACACTATTCATTATGATGGGAACATATTGACCTTTGATGAAAGTATAAGCCTGACGAGAAGAAAATTTTTGTAATACAATTTTATTGAACTCATTGAGTTCTCTCATTCTATTACAAACAATTCTAACATTAAAAGTCATATCTACAGGAACAGGTTGTGGTATTTTGTATATGTCCATACCCTCCTGATTACCATTCCATGTTGGAACTGATGCATAATAAAATTCTTTCCTATTTGGAATCGTATATTGTAACGCTGGATTACTTCCGTATTTAACATCAGGATTTCTTACAACAGTAATGAACGGGGGTTTTACGTTGAAGTCTTGGTCAACAAAGTTCCATGTTTCTGTAAACTGAGTCCAGTTTTGGGTTGTTATGATAATATCGATTAACGGTACCAATTTTCCTGCAGTGACTAAACGTAAATCTTCTTTAACGAAGTCTAACATACCTCTGTCTAAATCAGAGTGTAGAACCGATTTAGGTAAGTAAGTACCATCCTTGTTTATATATTCAAGAAGTTGTTGCCTTCTCGCATACAAGGTTTTTTTTGGTTCTAAAGGTAAAGATTTTATAACTTTTTTAGGATAACCCATATTATAATTTATCACCAAATTTATTAAAGAAGAACTTAGGAATTTCCGAATGACCTAAAGACACCGCATATACATCACTAACGCCTGACTCTTTCAACTTATTTATTGAATATTTTAATGAAGATGCTCCCCACTGTCTTCCTTTTTGATAAACCATAACAACATCTGAATTTTGAGGAATTTGAACTGATGTATATGAACCTTCTATGGAAGGGTCTATTAGTCCTACAAAATTATAACCTTGGTCTATAGCAGGATACGCTCTGAGACCTCCCTTCGAGAATCCCGAAACGGAACTTATTTTAATCCCTTGAATTCTTCTTTTGACTTCATCAATCGTATATTGCCAAGGAATAAAACAGAAAGGTTTACTTCTTAATAAAGATTCTGAGACTTGTTCCTTCATCCAAGAAGGAGTGGCATAATGAAGACCGCCAAAAACTAATGCTATTGGTTCCGAATTAAAACTATCGGGAACTGTTACAATCATTTGACCAACTTTTTTGGTTCTATATCCTAACTGTGACATAACTTTTATATTCCTTTAAATTCATTTTCATTGACAGGAGTTGCAGTAATTGTCCTGTAAAATGGTTTATAACCACCATAGGTGTGTTTGTTATCCGAAACCACCCTACCGTCATCTGCCACAACATAATATCTCACTTTTCTTTCCGTTTCATAATATGCAAAGTAATCACCGAAAGCAATATCAACTTGGAGAGAATCCAAATAATTTTGATAGATAGAAAATCTCATATTACCAGGTTCTTCCAACTCAACTTTACTTTGACCAATCCTTTGATTTGTAGGTTGAACAATTTGAACAAACCCTTTGAGTTCGATAGGAGGTAGAAACTGAATTCCATCCTCAGGAGCTTCACCATAAACATCATCCGTTTTGGTTTTGTACCTATCAATCCTATATAAAACCACAGTAAAATTCATGTCTCCCTCAAGCCACTCTTGACCCATCTCAATGTCTAAGGCATAATCCTCAGCACCGAAAAACTTACCAAGTCTTGTTATAGGGACTAATTTTTGTTCCATAGTTATTTGATAAATACTTAATTCTTGTTTATATTTTAAACAAAAGTTAATGAGAATATTTCCTCCTACGAAAATTTTTCTAGCGAAGAGCCCTATTCATGGGTATGGAATATTTGCAAACTCTTTTATAAAAAAAGACGAAATAATAGAAGAGTGCCCTATTTTAGATTTGAAAGTTCCGAAAGGTGAAAGATGTGATATATTGTCCGATTACAGGTTTAATTGGCCGTACGGAACTTCCGATTGGGAAAAACAAGTAGTCGCTTGGGGATGGGGTTCATTGTATAATCATTCAGAAACCCCGAACGCATCGTGGAGGTCAAATCATGAAAGAAATACTTTCGAGTTTTATGCTCTGACTGAAATAAAACCATTTGATGAAATATTCATATTTTACGGAGGAAATGACTATTGGTTGGATGGGAGAACACACGTTAACGTTATATGATGAATGAGGATACTTTAGAGAACAGAGCGCTCGCAATACTTTCGGAATATGAAGGTTCAAATAATTTTATTTTAGAACTCAAAAGAAAATCTGAAATTAATAGAAGATTTTATCCAACAAGAAGTCAATCTGATTACATAATCAACAATCATACAAAACAACCAAAGGTTGCAAAAAAATGGGTTGTATTGGATTCTTATTTTGCTTTGAAATTTGCAAACGATTGGAATTTAATAAGAATACCTGATAAGTTTTGGATTGAAAAACTTTTGACCGAAACAGAAAAAGCATTCCATGTGTGGGGTAAGATTGAAGAGGATAACGAACTTCGTGACTATTGGTTACCTAAAGCATCTATAATTAAAGACAACACCGTAAAAGATGTTGTAATTGATTATGCTAAATATAAAAAAAGACCTCCGATGGAGCACCAAAAAGAGGCAATTCAAAAATTAGCGGAAAATAAAAGATTTATATTGGCAGATGATATGGGATTGGGTAAGACAACCTCTACCATAATTGCAGCATTAGAAACCGGTGCGAAGAAAATTTTAATTATTTGTCCCGCAACTTTGAAAATAAATTGGAAAAGAGAAATCGAAAACTATTCCAAAAAAAGTGTTTTTATTGCTGAGGGTAAAAACTTTGAAACGAACCACGATTTTGTAATCATAAATTATGACATAATTAAAAACTTTCACGACTCCAAGAAAAAAGGAGAATCTAAAATATTGGAAGGTAAGTTCGATTTGGTTATTGTAGACGAAGCACATTATATCAAAAACGCTCAAGCGCAAAGAACAAAGTTAATAAACGATATTGTTAAAGATATTGAAAGGGTTTGGTTATTGACGGGAACACCGATGACATCAAGACCAATAGATTACTTCAACTTATTAAGTTTAGTTGATTCCCCCGTCGCGAAAAATTGGATGGCTTATGTTGTAAGATACTGTGCAGGGTATCAATTCAAAGTTGGTCCGAGAAAGGTGTGGAATGTTATGGGAGCCTCAAACTTAGAAGAATTAAGAGATAGAACAACGAACACTATATTAAGAAGACTCAAGGAAGACGTGCTCGATTTACCTGAAAAAATAATAACACCAATCTATTTGAGATTGAAATCTAAAGAATATGAAAACTTGATGGGTGAGTATTACGAATGGTATCGAAGTAAACCAGATGAATCAAATTCTCTCACTGTTCAGTTCACAAAACTTACGAAAGTTAGACAAGTTATTGCCAATGAAAAAACTTTACAAACTATAGAATTGGCGGAGAACATAATCGAACAAGGAAAAAAAGTTATCATTTTTTGTAACTTCACAGAATCCTTAGATACTATAGTTCAACACTTCGGAAAGTCTGCAGTCAAGGTTAACGGTTCCATGTCCAAAGTTGAAAGACAAAATAGTGTAGATAGATTTCAAGAAGATGAGAAAGTCAAAGTGTTTGTGGGCAACATCAAAGCTGCTGGTGTTGGCATAACTTTGACTGCGGCTGAAGCCGTTATTATGAATGATTTATCATTCTTACCTTCTGACCACTCTCAAGCAGAGGATAGAGCGTATCGTATTGGACAGAAAAACAATGTTCTTGTTTATTACCCACTTTTTGAAAACACAATCGAAGGTTTGATTTACGATATTTTGATGGCAAAAAAACAGGTCATTGCCACGGTTATGGGTGATAATGCTAACAGTGCAGACTTTGTTGAAGAAATTATGAACAGAATCAACAAAGAGGCATAATAACAATATTATCTATATAGATATTTATTGTTATGTCAGTAATTGCAGAACCAGAAAGAAGTAAACTTTATACAAGAATTAAACATCTTTTAGGTGCACCGATTAGAAGTGTAGAAATAGAAGATGAAATGATGGACTCATTGCTTGAATTAGCAATTGGAGATTACGAACAATACATATTGGATTGGTTAATTGAATCACAGTGGGTTAACCTTGTTAATTTAGATATGAACAACCAATCAGTTGCTAACGCGTTGATAACAAGAACTATGAACTTTGAACAGCAGTTTCAATATTCATATTCTAAAATTGTTGGTCTACAGACTAATGGTCCGTGGGTTCTGAAAAAAGACTATTTTACTTTAAGTGCAAATACACAAACTTATGAAATACCTGCAGGTCGTGAAGTGAACGAATTACTATGGTATAGTAATCAACCGTGGGGTCTTTTTGGATTAGCTGGTATGGGATTGGGTTTTGGATATGATGGTGCTGGTTTGGGTGCAAACCAATCGGGATATGCTCAGTTTGGATATCAAGGTTCTTATTTTATGATGTCAGGATTTGACTACTTAGTTAGGGCTCAAGAAGCAAATATCTTGAATAGAATTTTAGGTGGTAGTTTAACATACAGAATTACGGCATTACCTGATGGAAAAAAATTAGTTCATTTGATGAATACACCTAATGGTAGATTCAATTGGACAAGTTATAGTCAATACGTTGGAAAAAATGTGTGGTATTGGTATTATGATACTACAGGAAAGGACAGAAACGATTGTTTAAAATCGAACCCTGATATTATCAAGTTACCCTCTGATGTACCTATTGGAGCTTTGGAGTGGGGAGACTTAAATGACCCCGCAAGACAATGGGTTCGTAGATGGTTTACTGCTTATGTAAAAGAAACATTAGCAAGAGTTAGAGGAAAATATAGTGGTAATCTTAAAACACCAGATTCCGAAATAATAATGGACTATCAAAGTTTGTTGACCGAGGCAAAAGATGAAAAAACTAGATTAGAAGAAGAATTAAAACTTAGATTAGAAAGACTAAGACCGGAGAAACAAATGGAGAAAGAAGCATTGATTGCTGAAAATTTGAACAAACAACTTAAGTTTCACGCTTTCCCTCGACAGATTTATGTAATATAATTTAGTATGGCAATTATTAAAAGTATTCCCTCACAGAAACTTATTCATGGTAAGTTACTAAAAACTTCAGAAGTTTCAATTGTATCAGAAAGTGATTATTCAACACAAGGAGAAGATTGTATTATTGTTAAAGCAATACCATTTTCTACAATAACTTTAAATTCTCGTACAACTGACCATACGGTAGTGAAAGCACTTACAAATATTATCATCAAACCTGATGTCAATAAAATTGATGAGGAATTTGATGAAATAGAAATGGGTAGAGGTGCGTGTGTTGAATTTAGATTTTGTGGTAACTCGTGGTATATTTTATCCTCAGACGGTTTAAAACAATCATAAAGAAAAAGGAATATGAAAAACATATTCCTTTTTAATTTAAGTTAGTATGGACTCCCACCCTTCCTCAGCAAGTTCGTACATGTAATCAGGTTTTAGACCACGTCTTTCCCAATAATTTAATTCCTGTTCTGTGACATCTAATACGTCTTTTTGTAAATCATCTTGGTCCCCTTCACCTAGTGGGTTACCGTTGATAAGTTCACATTGTGATGTTGTAAAAATACCCCTCTCATGAGGTTCAGAAACAATCAGTCCATTTCTAACTTCATCTTTGAAAACAACCAATAGAGGTTCGATTCTATTATTGAAAGTTGTAATTGCTCTTGGTACGTTATATTCTCCAGTCAATTCAGGGTCTTTATCCAAGATATCTTTATCTAACATATAACAATTGACCATTACACCCTCTGTTATAGGTTTCGATTTTGGGTTATTGTGTAAGTTAATGGCATTAGTATCTTTAATTTGTTTTGCAGTCATTTTCTGCACATCACCTTGAGAAGCCTTAGTTCCGTTATTAACATACATAATAACGTCACCTAAGTTTACGGTAAGATTATTCTGAATTGCTAACTCCATGTGGGCCATCCTTGACATTGAGTTTCCTGCCTTGGTTTTTGTTGTCAACCTTTTGATGTAATCATCAACACTGAGTTTTACCTTAGCTCTCTGAGCAATTTTAGATAAAGGGATTTTTTTCTCATATATCTTAGTCAGATATTCATAATAATATTCTATAAATTCTTTACCCTCACCATGTAACAACATCTTTATTCCTTTATCCAAAAACTCTTCGATATATAGAGGAAGTTTCTTCGATTTGATACTATTACCCGTCAATTTTATTTTTCCTTTAGCATCCATTACCGCATAATTCTTTCTTGCCAAATTTATACACGAAGGCCAAACACCATCAGTATCTAACGCCATTTCTCCTCTCATGAATATGTCATTATATTCGGCAACGTCCGCCTCAGGACCCTTGTAGACTTTTCCCTTCTTAACTTTCCAATTCAATCCACGACCAACATATTCTCTTTCATTTGCATCATCAGGACTTGAAAAGTTCACACCATCCGTATCCATCACAAGTGGAACATATCCTTTCGTCATGAAAAACTTAATCATCTGTCGAAGATATTGTCTACCCGTACAAGTAATTTGTTCTCCCATATACATGTCACCCCACGCAAAAACCTGAGGGGCGGACAATGCACCGAACATGGAGTTGATGAAGATTTTGATTGGTAATTGTTTATTGGAATACGATTCAGACTTTTTCTTGTCTGTCTCGTAGAACTCCTCCGCCAGTTGTTTGTACTTGATACGAGTGTCTCTGAAATACTTTAACATTCCTTTCATTGCACCCGTCACATCACAGTCAGGAAAAACATCGTGTACGAGCTGAATTGAGGGGTATAGAGACGAGAAGTCCAACTTGAGAACATTCTTACTGTATCCGACCTTAAGTAGTCGGGAAAGACCTCCTACGAAGTCTGTCTTACCTTGTTTTGCGGGTATTGCTAAATTGTTTTTATATGACCAAGCCAACATCAACATTTTCCACAAAGTTGCGGTTCCCATCGTTGAGACTCTTTCGTAAGTTGTTGGAATCATCGCCGCAAGTAAGAAAGAACCTTGGTTGAACTCTTTATCAACCGCTAAAGTTTCTTCCAAGTCATCGTCAAGATATCTTTCTACAATATCATCACCTGTTGTTTTGATATAAACGCCAGGAAATTTAATATCTAAATCCTTGTAATCGGCAGCCTTTTTATATTTTCCGTTTTGAACATTCAACCAATATTCTTCTTTCTCATGGTACATTTTACCAATGTTTGTATGGTCAATATATACACGGTCAGGAGCTTCAGCATTAATGAATGTTGTTATATATTTTAGACCCGCGGATTTAATACTTGAGTTAATTGCTTGTGCTCTACGAACCGCATGGATAATATCAATAACGTTGTATCCCCATATTGAAGTTTGAGTGTAGGTTTCTACCTCATTCGCCAACTTCAACATATTATCTTTCCTCGTATATGAATGTTCAGGATGCAATGACTTACAAACATTTTTAGCATTAATTCCGAGGATTCTACATCTCTCAAAAATCCAATGCCAGTCGAAGTTTGCTGAGTTATAACCACCAATAATACTTGGTTTTATTTCATTGATGATATTGAAGAATTCTATTATGGCACCCTTCTCTTGAGACTCGTCCAAGCATTCAATTACCTTATGATATCCTTTGTTAGTTTTAATTCCAATCATGAATATCCTACCGTCTTTAGGGTCCAAAGCGTCGGTTTCTAAGTCAAATACCAATCGGGTCACTTGTTCATAATCTTCAAACCCTTTGAAAAGTCTTTTCTCTTTAGAAATCAAATATTGTTCTACAGGTGGTAGAATTAATAACTTATCTTTTGTCTTCTCACCCCATGGGTCAACACCACCATCTCTAAAGAATTGGACTAACTCTCTATACCCTTTCAAAGACTTAACCATAAAAGTTAAACCATTTTTGAGTCTTTCATTATCTTGGGTTTCTAATTTTTCAATCATAATTCCATATTTTGTCATAGCCTCTTTTTGTGCCATTTTGGAATCATTATAGAACTTTAAACCTCTGAGGTCACCGACCCAAGCAAACGGGATAAAGGTATCTTTTCTAATTTCTTTACCCTTACCAGGTATTTCTTTTATTTTGTAAATGGAGTTAGAAACATAATCGAATTCTATCGCAACAATGAATTCTTCGGGGTCATTTCCATGTAGGAACGACTCAATAACTTCGTTAGATATCATAATTTATATTTTAAGTGACATATTAGCTTCCACTTTAAAGTGAAATTTGTCTTCACTGTAAATATAAAATATTATTCAGGGTAATCCAAATAGAAGGGTGCTAAAGGGATAAATTTTTTACATACAGAAAATCCATTCAGAAAGGGATAATTATGATTGTGATTTTCTGCTTTGGTATGTAAATTAAAAACATCATACCCCTTCAACTTGAAATAGTTGGTTAAATTTCTTTCAACCCATTGGG